CGGTTCACGGTTCACGGTTCACGGTTCACGGCCAGCCGGTGCACGGGGCGCGGTTCACCGGCCGGTAGGTTTGGGGAAAGGGGCGCGGGGCACGGCGCGGCTTCATTAACTCTTTTAATGGCGCAATGCTGGCCAGTGAGCGGGCATAAGAAAACCCGCCGGTATTTTACCACCGGCGGGCGCGTTGTTGGCTTGTGCGGGGCTTAGATCGTCTCTATTCGCAGGGTTGCGCCTTCTAACACTTCTTTGACAATGCTTTCGACGGTTTCGCGCTGATCAACTTCGTCAATTTGATCGGGCAACCGATCGTCTATCATATCTTCTATTTCGCTTTGATATTCATGAATATTAAAATCGCTATGAAAATCCCTGAAAGCCCCGTCAACTGCATCGTCGGCTTTAGCTTCAGCCAAGGCTTCAACCTTGTCACCAATCAAAGCCATTATGGCGTCGCCCAACTTGTCGAGCTGTTCGGCTTTCAACTGATCGCGGCGGCGGTAGTGTTCGAGCTGGCTTTCCAAATCGACAATTTGCTGATCGCGGGGATCGAGGGTTTCGGCTGGTATAAAGTTTTGATTTTACATTTTTACTGTTTCCCGTAGTAAATGCGGCCAGCCAATCCGGCCGCTTGTGAGATAATATGCGATAACACCGGCCAGCCTGTCAAATAAAAAAAACCCCGCCGGATTAGGGCGGGGCAATGGGGCAATGCGGGGCGGGTTATTCTTTCCCGATATCTCCGGCAACATGCTGGCGCAATATTGCGCCGGTTGGCAGTGTTTTGACGAAAGCCCGCAACCGCTCGCCGTCGGTTTGAGCTTGCGCCTGTTTAGCTGTATTCTGCCAATGAATATTGACGTTGCCGCCGTCGGCATAACACCCGCCGCGTTGGCCGGTGTTGATTTTCTTCTTGCCTGATCCATGCGCGGTAAACGTGATAATATAATCACGATCGGGGCGGGCGCAAAGCGGTAAGCCGTCGCCGCAATTGTTGCACGTCACCGCGCTATTATATTCGGCGGGGCAACGCACCAACCGAACGTCGGCCAATTTATCCCATTTGCCATTTGCAAAGAAATTTTCAGGGGTGACGGTGACAACCGGAACGCCCCAACCCAACGCCGAATAGGCGTCGTTTAAACCGTCGGCGCTGTAATTGATCACGGTTTTACCGGCGGCCAATTTATGCGCCCAAAACAGCGGATCAAAATGGGAATAAGTAAAAGAGACACCGCGACGGGGCACGGCGGACGAAACCGCGTCTAAATAGGCTTCGTCTATTTCGGCGCAACCGCGCCCGCTTGGATTTAATGAGCAGCTAGCGGGGCACGTTGCAAACTTGTCACCGGTTCCGGCGCGATAGGTAACGGCGCAACCGGCCGTCTTTTTTGCAGTACTGATAGCCGTAGTTTTCAACATGGTAAAACCCTTTCCAGAAAATTTAAAACTTTCCGCCTTATCGCATATTATCCCATGTAATGCAAGCTTAAACAAAAAGCCCCGCTTTTTAGGGCGGGGCTTATCGGGGAAAAATGTTTTATATTATGCGGCAACCGCGACGCGTTGCCAGTCGGCGGGGCGCATATTTAAAAGTTGCCCGCCGCGCTGCTGCCATAAATCGACGTCGTCGGCGTCGGCCTTGTGTGATACGGCCGTCACGGCGTTAATCAGGGTTGCCCGTGATAGCGGCTTGTCGCGCTCATAACCTGACTGGCCAATCGTGTCCAAAAGCCCATTCATTACGTCGCTTGTTTCAGATTTGGTTAATTTCATAACCGCGCCCAAATTTGCAACAATGTCGGTTTTGTCGATCGCAACCCCGTCGATCACGTCGGCGGCGGCGGCTTTCATACCGTCAAGAATAGCGTCAAAACTCTCGCGGCTTGAATAGACGCCGACAAGGTCACGGATTTTTAAACCTAGCGCGGCATTATCAGCATCTTTTGCTTCGTCGGAAAGCAAGCCCCAATCGTCGGCATCACGGCCGCTGGTGATGTGGCTTGACCGTGTTTTGTTTTGGGTTTGCATACCGTTTAAACAAGCCAGTGTCCAAGCCACCTGATACACCGACACCGAACCCGCGCCAACTTCGCTATTTTGCAAGCCAATGCCATTGGCCATGACGTCACCAACGCCCGCACCCTCACCAGTATGGACAAGGGATTTTAGGCGCAAATAAAGCCGCTTGTCAGTCACGGTTGCATTGACAACCTGAAAGCGGGCGTCGCTTTCCATCAATTGCGGCAAGGCATCATTTAACAAATTGACGTGATCGTAGGTTTTAAACTTATCCGACACAAAAGCCCGCAACGTGCCAATGCCGCCGTCGGACAAAGCCAACCCGTCATGCGCCCGCAACATACGAACCGACGGTTCTTTTTGCCAGATAGCATTTAACAGCCCGTCGAATTGATCAGAATAGCCAGCCTGCAACCGGCGGGCGGTTCTAACGTCAATGCCCGCATGGCTGGCAATCTGACCAAACGCAACGTCATTAACATTTAAAACGCGTGTTGGCTCGCCGCCCCGCTGTTCAATAACGATTTGGGGTTCACCCTGATCATTGGTGATTTTCTGTAAATCGTGCGTCGGGGCAATATAATCTGATTTTCTTGCCGCATCATCGCGAACTTTTTCCAGCAAACGTGTCAAGGTGTTTTGTGAATTTTCGATAGTATGTGTCATTTTTCTATTTCCCGTAGAAGTTAAAAAACCGGCGGGCAATATTGCGCCGCCGGTGTTGTTGTCTCATAAAAGCCCATACTAGTCAAGCTTGAATTTTTAAAAATTTCTATCGCCGTCGACGTTTCACAGACCGCGTCCGCTTTTGCGAATATTTTTCCCAGTCTTTCCCGTAAAGCAAACGGCCGATAATGCTAAAGATGAACATTAAGCTTTTTCCCTTCTTTATCATCACGACGGCGCATTTCCCAAATCAAGTGTTCAGCATGAGACAAAGCCCCGCATATTTCAGGTAAATCGTTTTGATACGCCAAATCATACAAAGCCACCAAATCAATTTGGATTTTTTGTTTGACATCAATCATCATCCATCTCCTCTTGCGTATAATAGCAATAGAACTGACATTTCGGGCATTGCTCCGGCAGCGGCGCGATGGCCTCTTCTGTGTGCTTGCAATTCAAACATTCCATCAAGGTTTTAGTCATCGTTTAAAACTCCCGTATTAATAACGATACCCCCTACATATAGGATTATGTGGGACATATCAAGTTAAAAACGACATCCCAGTTAAATTTGCCTTTTTGATGGTGAAGGGGCTCAACAGCTTGCAGGCCGTCCATCTTTAAATCAACGGCGGCGGCGGCCGGATACAAAAACAATTCCGGATCATCCATAGGCTTGTTTTGTTTCTTAATCAGTATCCAAGAAGGGCTATGTTGGTGGCGTGAAAGCCACGCCACTTGCGACGGCTGCAAGGTCACGCTGTTGCTGGTCAAAAACTTTAACTCAACAAAACAGAACGTGCCGCTTTCATCACACAAGAGAACGTCCGGAATACCCGCGCCGATTGAATTTTCAATCCGCGTCAACAACAGTTTCCGGCTCGATCTTTGCGCTGCTTCCTTCATCTGTTTGTAAAAGCCTGCCTCGCGCTTTACCGCGATTGCTGGCATTCGTTGTTTCTTCGGGAGTGATGTTGATCGTGACTGGGGCATAGCTTTGTTTGATTTCCTCTAAAGCTTTCATCACGTCTTCTTTGCTCATGCTGTCAATGGAGCCGTGACGGATTTCTGATTTGCTGACATAAATATCCCCCTGCGCCTGTCCCCGCCTATACTCAGCCTGCACGGCTGCGCTGTATGCGCCGTTCTGTAAAGCCACGTCGCGAATAGTTTGCAAATCTCTTAAATGCCTTTGATATGTTACCCCATACTTTTCGTCTAACTCGCGCCGGTAAGATTGTATGGCGGCCACAACATGGGGTGAAATGTGCGGATTGGTTAACTCATATGCCCGCGAATGGGCTGACGTGGCAGCATAGCCCGCGTTGATGGCGGCTTCCCGCAAAGTTATCTGGCCATCTTTACTCACCAGCTCTTTTACAAAGAGCTCTTGTTTGCGTGTCAAAGGTTGTTCAACAGTCGCAGGCGGTCGGCCTCGCGTTTCACGGGGCTTACCGGTCACTTTGCTTGCTGCTTTTCTTGCCATAAGGATTTCACCGTTAATTAGGTCACGTCCCATAGTTTATACAGGATTTACTTATATAGCGTCAAAAATATTTTTCATAAAAACTCACCCAGATCGTAATAAGGCCGATTTGGCATTTAACCGAAAGGTTACACCTCTGTTTTGACTAGTGTAACCACTAGTGTAACCTTTTTTCT